TGCACGTATTCCGAGACTCTGGCGGTAGCGCATCTCCCAGGCGCGAATGGCTCGATCCGCTTGTCGGTTCGCCAATGTCCGTTGCTCATCAGTCAGAAGTCCCCATGCTTGGCGGGTAATGTCCTCAGGGCATCGCAACGCAAGGGCGCAGGCAGCGTGGCCGATCCATGCTTTGCGGTTGAGGTTGTAGTCGGTTAGTGCATTGATGCAGCTGTTGGGCCATTCCACGGTGACCCGCTGCATGTAGCGCCCGTAGAGCCGGTGATTGCCGGTGAAGATCTGTGCGCGATACAGGGCAATGCGTCGATTTGGCACATCGCCCCACATGTTGAAGTGGATCTCCTCCCAGGCGTCAATGGGCAACCAGATCCTCTTGAGCTTCACGTTCGAGATCCTCCGTGATGTTGTCGATCTGATCCACGTCCCATGCCTTGCTGAAATCTTTGCCAAGGAACAGCGACGCCAACCCGGTGACTTGCTTAAGGCGCAACAGCTCATCAGGGCTCATGCCGATGTGCTTGCAGATCCATGCGTCGCCTTTACCCATTTCGATCAGCTCGGCAACGATCACGCTCATCAGTTCGATGTTGTGCGAACCACGGGCGCGGTTGTGACGGATGGTGGAAGCCATCCGGTCGTGTAGCTCCTTGCGCAGCACAACCACCGGCAGTCTGCCGCCTTCGCGTTCGCGGATACGCTGGCTGTTCTTCAGGGTTAGATAACGGTGGAAACCGTCAACGACCACATATAGGTCGCGTTCGGCATCATGCACGACAACGACAGGCTGTGTGTAGCCATCTTCCCAAATTGATGTTTCGAGTAGTGCCATTTCAGGCGGCGCCACAGAATTGGGGTTGTAATCGTTGGCGGTAACTTTCTCGATAGGAATACTGCGGACAGAGTAGACCGGGGATCGCCAAGGGTAAGAGTCGTTCGCGTCATGGAGTTCATCGCCTTTGAGGGGTGGGTTAAATACACAGATCAGCGTGGTGGGCTCCAGAGCTTCAAACGTGTGAGCATCGTGCTTGTCGAGCACATAGGTCACATCAGGCGCGATGGCGTGGATCTCTTGGGTTGCCTCGTTGATCAGCAGACCTTTGCCGCTGACGCAGTAGCACGTTTCAAGGTGGTGCTGATAGTGCCAGCGGTGCGGCTTGCCAGGATGCACGATGGTTTTTGTCATGCTGTATCCCATGCCGTCGTCTTCCGTGAGCAAGCGATGGCTGGTGAAACCACCGCGTGGGCATTGCACAACGCGGTCGGAGGGGAGTTGGGCGGCGTTGAGGATCTTCATTTGGCTGAGCGGTTAAGGACTTGGCTGTACTTGCGTTGGATTGACTTTTGGCGGCGCTGCTGCTCTTGCGTTGGCGCCAAACCCAAGTATTTGCAGGTGTGGTCGTTCTTTAGAACCGTGATGGCGAAGCGCTTCCACGATGTGACCATGCTGTTGTGGCACGGGAGATCATCGAGATGATCAGGTGGCACCTTGATCACGACACGGCGGAGGTTGTTGCCACCGTGGCGAGTGGTGCCATTGATGTAGAAGCGGATGCCGATACGGCCAAGAGCTTCAATGATGGCCTCAGGAAGACCGCGCCCCACCCTGCCCCAGTAGCGGATTGATTGGATGAAGCGCTGCTTAAAATTTGCGCTCGATTGATCCGGCAATGTGGCCAGCAGGAACTTCACAAAGGATTTCCAAGTGTGGCCGGGCGGCAGCCTGAAGGATTTGTAATCAAGCTGCTTACCATAGGTGGCCATAAAGTTGGCACCGCCAACCCTGGCGCAAAGCCTCGCCCAGATCTGCGGGTCGATTACCCGATACATGGCGAGGCTGGATTTGGACTCTGACATAAACGGCGAGGCAACCCGCATCTTTTTGATGGGGATACCAGCCATGTAGAACACGTCATAGAGTTTGTTGTAATCCCATCCAAACTTGGCGTTAGCCGTCCAGATGTCCTCCGTGCGCCAGTCGTAGATCGGATAGCAGTTGTAGGTATGCGCCGTGTTTTTTTTGGTCCACATGCGGCCAAGCATGGTTTCCTTGTCCTGATTCAGGATGGCCCGGAAACGGTTGAGCGATTCAACGGTGCGAATGCCGATTAGGTTGGCGCAGGGCTCACCTTGGCTGTACCACTCCGCGAACATATCCCAAAAGGTGGCGTAGTCCATGTTTTCAATGAACAGATCGCCAAAGGGGTGGTTCTGCAGGTTCACGATGTAATCCTGCTGCGGCATGGGCCGGATCCAGCGGTGCCGGTCCTGTTCACCCCAGCACTGCCAATCAATCTCGTAGGAGCTGACGGTGCAGGGCAGCGTGATAGGCAGGCAGCACCAATAGATGTCGAGGATGTCCCGATTGACTTCGAGGATCCGGTGCATGAACTCCTCGCTGTGGTTGTAGTTGGCTTCGTTGTCCATGATCTGGACGCCGACTTTGACCGGTAGCTGCCGCTCTCGTATGTAGTCGCAAACGAGATTCAGGAGAACGCCGCTGTCCTTGCCACCAGAGAAGGAGACGTAGACGCGGGTGAAGTGGGCAAAGATGAAATCCAGCCGCTCTATGGCGGCGTCGTACACGGATTGTTCGAGGTAGTGGCGCATGGGCTTTGCCGTGGCCAGCCGAACCTAGCAGCATCTAGGCGCAAGTGCTAGTATCTGGTGGCAACTCGCAGGAGATCATGCAAAACGCCGACTACCACCGACACTATGCGGTCAGCAAGTCCGGCCTTGATCAGATCGCCAAAAGCCCTCTGCACTACTGGGCTCGCTATCTAGATCCGAACCGCGTCTGGCCTGAGCCAACGCCTGCCATGCGTCTTGGTACGGCACTGCACACCCATGTGCTTGAGCTGGACCAATGGGACAATCAGATTGCTGTGGCGCCTGGCGATATCAACCGCCGCACCAAGGAAGGCAAGGAGCAATGGGCAGCTTTTGAGGCTGCTGCCAAGCGCAAAACCGTGATTACAGCCGACGAGGCAGAAACGGTGATGGCGATGGGCCGCAGCATCATGCGCCATCCCGGTGCGGCCATGCTGCTGGGCCTCCAAGGCAAGGCAGAAACTACGCACATGTGGACGGACGCCACCTATGGGGTGGAGTGCAAGTGTCGCCCCGACTGGTTGACGGATGACGGCAGCATCATGGTGGATCTCAAAACCACCCGCGACGCCAGCCCGCGTGGCTTCAGGCGCAGCATTGGCGACTACCGGTACCACGTGCAAGCCGGCTGGTACATGCACGGGGTCCAAGCTGCCACCGGCAAGCGACCCGACCAGTTCATCTTCATCTGTGTGGAATCCACTGCGCCTTACGCGGTTGCTGTGTACGCCGCAGATGCCGAAATGATCGAGCGCGGCTATGAACAGGCCATGTTTGATCTAGGCAAGCTGGCCACCTGCCGCGCTGCTGATAGCTGGCCGAGCTACAGCGATCAGATCGAGACCATCAGCCTGCCGGCATGGATGACGGGCCAGCCGGGCAGCACACAGACCACAGAAACCATTCAGGAGTTTTGATTATGAAAAAAACTGATATCTCCGATCCCGCACTCGTTGACGCTTTGTGTTTGATTCAGCAGGACTTTGTAAAGAAATGGAATGCGGCCGAGATGAATCAAGGAATTGGCCAAACTCATGACCTGCCCAACGGTGCTAAATATAGCGGTGGCAAATCACCTAGAGCCGCTTCCTTCGTCTTGTCAGATGGAACTTGGATCGACATCATCGGCAAAGCCCCTTGGCATCACTGGCATGACGGATGGTCCTATTGCCGTCACCCGATCACTCGTGATCAAGTCAGAAAGGTGACAGTTCGCGGTTCAATTGACGCCTTTAACGAATGGATTATCGCTGTTCAGTGCATCAATTTTTCAACCAATCAACACTGAAATGACCAAATCATCAGCCCTAGCCGCCACCCAGCCCACCGGCTCAGTGTTCAGCGGCATCCAGGCATTTGAGGACGCCCAACGGATTGCCAAGGCGCTGGCCAGCAGCACGCTGATTCCGCCTCAGTTTCAAGGGCAGCAGGGCTTTGCCAACTGCCTAGTGGCGCTTGAGATTGCCAACCGGATGGGCATCTCGCCCTTCCTGGCGATGCAACATCTGCACGTGATTCACGGCCGACCCAGCTGGTCAAGCAGCTTCATCATTGCGATGGTGAACGGCTGCGGCCGGTTCAGCCCGCTGCGATTTGAGATCAGCGGAGAAGGCGACAGCCTTGCCTGCTATGCCGTCGCGACCGACCTGGCCAGCCAGCAAGAGCTGAAGGGGCCAACCATCACGATGGCCATGGCCCGCAAAGAGGGCTGGGCCACGAAATCGGGATCAAAGTGGGTGACGATGCCCGAGTTGATGATCCGCTACCGGGCCGCGGCCTTTTGGGGTCGCCTGTATGCCAGCGACATGCTGCTCGGGATGCAAAGCCAAGAGGAAGTGGTCGACGTGGAGCCCGTCACGGTGACCGAAACCAGCGTGGCCGATCTGAATGCTGCCATTGCTCAACCGGCGCCAGCTCCTACGCCTGTTGTTGTCACAGAAGAGGTTGATAAGGATGAGCTCTTCTGAGTATCTGACAGCGCCTCAACTGGCAAAGCGCTGGGGGTTGCACCCTGACACGCTAATGCGATGGCGCAAGGCGGGCAAAGGTCCGACCTACTTCCGCACGCCTGGATTCGTGCTCTACCCCGTGGCCGAGGTGGAGCAATACGAACAGGCCAACACCATTACCCACGATTGATCGATGACTTTCAAACTGAACCTGAGCATCTTCAAAAGCACCAAGCCCGAGAGCAAGGTTGACTTTTCCGGCATGTTGAACGTGAAGGTCGAGGAGCTGGACGCCTTCTGTGCGTTTGTGATGAGCCAGACGCCGGATCAGTACGGCAGCGTGCAGGTGCCCATCAGCGGCTGGAAGAAGCAGGCGCGCAGCGGCCTCAACTATGTGAGCGCCGTGGCGCAGCCGCCGCGTGACTGGGTGCCGCCTGCCACTGCTCAGAGCGCAGCCGCCAGCCTTGCCGCGGCGACTGATGGCGTGGTGAGCGAGTTCACTGAGGCGGATCTGTTCTAGGGAAGCCCATCAGCTCGCATTCAAGGCGCGCAATCTCGTTAACGGCCTGCTGCAGCAGCTGCTGCTGGTAGCAGGTCTGTTTGAGGAGAGCTGCAGCCAAAGCGCCCGCGTCTTTGCTCTGAAGCAAGGCGCGGGCTTGTTTTTCGATCTCGAACTGCTGCTCCGGCGAGAGCTCCACCGCCATCCACTGCCCGAAGTTCATTGTGCTACCGTGGCGGTGTACATTCCAAGCATACCTATGGACTGCCCGCGCTGCGGTGGTGATGTGATCAGGGCGCTGTGTACGAACGGCAAGGAATCGCATCAGATCACACGGCAGCGTCGGTGCGTGGGGTGCGGGCATGTCTGGTACACGGTGGAACTGCCTGTGAGCGTGGCGGTGATCGGCTGGTCACGCGGGACGGGGAAGTCAGTGCCGGTGCTGCGTGTGCCTGTGGACTTGGCGGTGGGCAAAGAGGCCGTGTGAAGAACTGTCACAACGGTTGGCGGGGTGAACCGCGGGCGGTGTAATATGTGATCACGAGGGGAGCGGTCCACTCGCAAAACTCAACCGCCGGCCGAACAGCGCACACGAGGCCGTAAAACCCGAGCGCAACAGGGCCTGAATAAGCCCGCGCTGCCGGTTGGCCCGGCACCACCAAAACAGGCCCATGAAACAAGCACTAACGAGTGACTGGGGGCCGCATCTGTACGTGTGGGCGCATCAGCTCGCATCCATTGCAGTGTGGTTTTACGTTGCCGGGTTCACGCTCGGCGTCTGGCTTCATCGCACCAACAACACACTCTCTGCGCTAGTTCAGCGTCTCTATCCATGATCAACCGCATCAACAACGCCATCTGCCTGCTGATCGCCGCGGCCGTGTTCGCAATGATCGGCATCGAATCCGGCGCACACCACCAGCCCACCCATTCCGGCACGCAGCAGGTGGTGCGGCATGACTGAGCATCCCATCACCCCACCGCCGGAGCTGGTAGCCATGTGGACCGGCTTCAGCGCCAGGCATCATTCAGAGGGGAGCGTGGATTACGTTCTTGACCTTGCAACTAAAGCCGCCCAATGGGGCGCCGACCAGGAGCTTGAAGCGTGCTGTGAGTATCTGGTGCGCTGCGCTCAATGGGAGCCAGAGGATGTCGATGAACTCCGCGCCGCCCGCCGCCCCAAGCCGCCGAGCTTGAAGGAGCAGGCGCTGGATGCACTGGAATCAGTGAAACAGCGAACAACAGACCCCAACATCATCGAACCACTTCGCCGCGCACTGGAGCAACTCGATGACTGAACGCCGCTTCTACTTCCAGATCAAGGCCGCCAACGTGGTCGAGTGCATCACCGCTCACAGCCTCACCGAGGCCAAGCTGATCGCCGCCGATTCATGGCTGCCTTGGTGGTCTGAGATCGAATGGCTGAACCCTGAAACCGTCACTGACCCGAACTGCCATGCCTGAAGTTGTTGGCGCCATGCTGCCGTGGCAGTGGCGCGAGGAGGAGCCCACCAGCAAGCACGGCGACGGCATCAGCCGGCCGAAGCCGAAGGCGCGCACCAAGGAGTTCAGGCTGCTGATCTACCCGCAGGGGTCCCGCCCCATGACCTGGATCACGCGCGCGGAATCAAAGCGGCACGCCATCAAATACGCTCAGGCCCGCTGGCCGGGTGCTGCGGTGGAGGTGGCGTGAGCGAGATCCGCGAACGGGTGAACCAGCTGCTGACCGACAGCGGCACCTACCAACAGGGTCGCCATGATGAACGCCACCGGCTGCAGCAGCTGATTGACATCAGAATCGACCAGCTCCGCACCGTTCCACGCACCGAGCTGCTCTGCGCTGAGCTGCTTCACGTCCGCCACTTACTCGACACATGACGCCTGCCACATTTCTGGATCAGCAACGCGCCGACATAATGGACGCGCTCTACGAGCGCAGCGGCCGCGATCAGCTGCCTTACGGTCACCCGTTGCGCTCCACCTATACCGGGCTCTGGGATGAGTTCTGCCACGATCTGGCCGCCAACTTCCGCGATACGGAATACCCCGAGCTGCTGGCGAAGGTGGTGCGCGCCATGGATGCCACGGAGTCGGTGATGACGCAGAAGAACGCGCAGCAGGCGATCCAGGTCTGCGGTGCGCAGCTGCTGGGAGATAAGTGGAAGTGAGCACCTTTAAGGCTGGCCACATCCCAGGCACTGCCGTGCTGACGCCACAAAACGCGGTTGAGATCCGTCAGCTCCACGCTGGTGGCGAGACCATGCTGATGATCGCCATCACCTACGGCATCAGTGTGCAGCACGTTTCCGACATCGTGCGGCGCAAGAAGTGGAAGAACGCAGAGCAGCAGGTGGCGGCATGAGCGACCAGATCAACCCGGACCACTACCGGCAGGGTGGCATTGAGTGCATCGATGCGATTGAGGCTGCCCTGACGCCCGAGGAGTTCCGCGGCTACTGCAAGGGCAACATCATCAAATACACCTGGCGCGAGCGTCACAAGGGTGAGGCGGTGTCGCTTGCTAAAGCCGCTTGGTATCTTCGCCGCCTACTCGGCAAACTGGAGGCATGATGCGTTACCTCCCCGGCTTCAGCCTGATCGAGCGTTTTGCGCTGTGGATCTTGGTGCGCAGCCCCCGCACCAGCCTGGTGGTGGTGAAAGAACTGCATTGGCCGGCAGTGTTTACCGCGGCGAACCCTGAAGATCCGCTGGCGGCACACGTCACCGGCGGTGAACCGGAGCCTGCATCAATGCAGCTTGAGCGCCTCTACCACCAGCCCAGTTACGGCGAGGAAGAATGATTAGACTGCACGCCGGCCGCCTGCTGCTGGTGTGCAGCCGCTCCGACCGAAACTGGCACGCGCGGGTGATCCTTGGACCGAAGCCGGAGCACCAGCTGGAAGCTGACACCGGCACCGTGCATCTGTCGGAGGCATTTCTGCGGGCGCAGAAGATCTATGAGGCAGCAATGCTGACCATGCGGCCAGCTGGCGGCCAGCGGATGTGCTGGGACTGTCTGCACTGGGACACGAGCCGAAGCCGGTGCGAGATGGGGTTGCCAGAATCAAAGCAGAGCGGTGGCCGCTTTGCTGTCAGATGCGAGATCTATGAGCCAGCCGAAGGTGATCAGCCGCACTAATCGTGACGGCGGATGGATCGAGACGCTCGAGCCTGATGGTGGCGGCGAGCTGTACTACCGCAGCTGCGTCGGTGGCACCTGCCGCTACAGCTCAGACCTGTGGCAGGCCGAGCTGTACCTGGACCACCTGCTCGGCCGCTGATGCTCCGCGATGTGCTGATCCTGATCGTGGAGTATTGGGTGACCTGCTGGATCGCGCTGTGGGTGTGCAGCAGGATCTTGCCCTAGTTTTCACCAGCAACCCAGCGCACGATTGCCCACTCGCCGAGTTCTGACCAGAACGGCTGGGCTCTGTACCAGTCCACCCACGGCTTGTGCCCTTTCTGGCTGTTGCACATCAAGCAGCAGGAAACAAGGTTTTGACGCACGGTGAGCCCTCCGTGGACCTTGGGCACAACGTGATCGAGGGTCGGGCTGCGGCCAAGCGGATCGCCGCAGTAGGCGCACCTGTACCCCCATCGGAGGTGGATCTGGTCACGCGCCGACCGCCGGGTGACGAGGCGCGTCTCATCAATGTGGTGCTGATCCACAGAGGTCCGGCGGCAAGGGGACAGCGTTCACCTCGATGTCGATGATGTCCTCATCGGATGGGATGAACTCGGCCATGCGTGAGTAAACCTCAGCTGGCAGGTCGTCGGGGTCGGCGTTGGATCGGACGATGAGCTTGGCGGAGATTTCCAGGTAGAACGCCCGCATGGGCTGACCGCCGCTTGGCACACGGTAGCGACGGGAACAGTGACAGGCACTGTGACGGATTGTGAACGGGCTGCACCGGATAGGCAGGGTGCCCCGTTGGCGGGGTATAGTTCACACATCGACAGCCACCCACTCCGATGACCCGTCGCCCCTCCATCACCGACAACATGACCGCCGCCGAGCTGGCCGCATGGAAAGCAAACAACCGCAAGCAGACCGGCGCTCCGGTGATCATCACCGCCGCCGCCAAGCCTGCCCGCAAATCCCAGCGCCAAGAGTGGCAAGAGTTCCGCGCCGAGACCCTCGACATGATCGAAACTGCCAAGCGCGAGCGCCACTTCCACATCCTTCCCCAGCTGATGCAGCGCCTGACTACTGCCGACACAATGCTCGCCAACCGGGCGCTGGTCTGACCCCTACCGGGGCGCTCCGGCGCCCCTAACCTCCACCTATGACCTACATCCGCCGTTTTCTGGCCAGCCTCAGGCTGGTGGTGGCGTCCTTCTTTGTTGTCATCGCCGTTCACCTAGCTGCCGGCGTCGCTGTCGTGTGGGCTGGGCCAGTGGCTGGCCTTGCGGTGTATGCCCTCGCAGTTGCCGCCTTTTTGACCCACATCACCACCGCAGCCTGATCCCGCCATGACATACATCCTCCGCATCGGCCCGTGGCACGTCGGGCCGTTCCCCACCCACATCGGCGCGCAGCACTGGGCAGAGCGCCATGGCTGTGACGATTACACGATGATCCCGCTCGATGATCCGGCTGAGGCGCCTGGCAGGATCCACCG